TTGTGAGGGATAGTTCATATGGGTAAAATCCCCTGGTTCTTGTTGTTCACGTTTGTCCACGCGCTCTCGTCGTTCATGATCCTGTGCTCGAAGTCCTTGCGTGACTCCCCCGTGCCGAACGGGCCTGCCCCCAGCGCCTGCTTCGCTGCCGTGGCCATGATCGCCATACGAGCGATAAGTTGGTCTTTAAGAGATTGATCTTTCATACCTGTCTTTTCTTATATGGCTTATATGGGTGACGAGCCTTGAAGTGAGGACGGCCTAATTGACTATCTCTTGATTTCTTTCTTGCCGCCGCAGAAACAGTATGCCCCATTTGACCCGCACTCATATTCTTACGGGCTACTTCTGATAGTATTCTTCCCCTACACCGATCCCCATGTGCTCGCCGACGTGCTTTAGACCACACCTGCTTCTTAGACGCTTCCGATTGTTTTTTTCTCGTAACGGCAGAAACAAAGTGTCCCATAAGACTTTGTTTCATCTTTTCTATCGCCCTAACCTTCGCCTCACCAACAAGAACCCCGCCATCCCCTCCTTCAGTCTGGTTCCACAAATCAACTCCACCATCACGAAAGAACTTGATCCAAGCAATCTCTTCCTTGCTCCCGTTTCCTTCTACCTCTTCAAGCAAAGTGATCCTTGGGATTTGCCCATTCAACAGCATTTTTCGTATTCCATGAGCTTTGTGATTATGCTCTCCACATCGAGCGCCTGCCAAATGCCCCGCCAACCGACATTCAAGCGTTCTGATCGTCTTTCCCACATATCGAATATAGTGATTATCCCGCAAGGCATATATTTTTGTTTTCATACAAGGACTTCCTGCTCTTGCAGTTGACAACCGCCCTTAATTATCCTCAGCAACTCTTCCCTCTCCACTGGCGTCTTTGCCTGTGCGAGTATATCCTGGAATGTGTTGATGTCCTGACCCGCCGACTCTTCCGCCCTCGGCGCTGAACCGGCGTGCGGCCGGATGATTCGCCTGGAGCAGACTTTGTTAAACGCCCCCGACGCGCTGTCCACCTGGTCCTTGTACTTGCCATTGGGGAACAGCTCGCACTCCTCGACAAACTCGCGTACCCATGGGCGGTTCAGTAGGAACACGTTGCCGGCCTCCACCTGGGCGGCCAGCGGCTCCGCCCGCGTGACCTTGTCGCCGGTAACCTTGTCCGCCTTGATCACGTACCCGGCAAGCCCCCGTACGGTGGCCTCGGCAGACTCCTTGCCCCCGCTGCCCGGCTCCTGCTCCGTCCAGATCTTCACGTTGTGCCCGTCCAGCAGGGCGCACTGCCTGATGCGCTCCTCGCGGTCGAGCACGCTCCACTGCCCCTTGGTCACATCGGCGATCACGAACGTCCCGTCCTGCATCTCGTGGATAAGCACGCCGGCGCTGAAGCACCCGGCCCCCTGCGACCCAGCCTTATCCCAGTAGCGCACGGAACGCCTGATGAAGGCGGCGGGGACCTCGTTGATGATGTTCCGCAGCAGCAGCTGGGTCTTGAACATGCCGCCCTCGCGGGGGCTGGGCCGCTGCTGGTATAGTGCAGAAAACTCGTAGGAGCCAAGCTGCCGCTCGATCTCGCGCAGCGCCTGCCGGTCAAACAGCCCTGGCCACAGCGCCTCGTCTGCCTTGCGGAGGTCGTATGGCGTGGCGTGCTCCTCCTCGCAGACTGCCGGCAGCGAGACCACCTCCCACGGGATGCTTGAGCTGCCCTGCCCTTCCAGCAGCCTGCCGGACAGGTCATCCTGGTGCCAGCGGGTTTGGATTACAATTATGGCCGCATCGTCGTTCTCACGCCTGGTAAAGAAGACGCTGTTGTACCAGTCCCACACACGGTCGCGGTAGGTCTTGCTGCCTGCCTCAAGGCGATCTTTGACCGGGTCGTCGATGATCCCGATGTTGAAGCCGCGCCCCGTCAGGCCGGTCATCACGCCCACCGACTTATAGTAGCCCTTGTGGTTCACGATCTCAAACTCGTCGGTGTTGCGCAGGAACGTCCCCCTAGCGCTATCGCACACCGACTCACCGCCGAGGCTGGTCTCAGGAAATACAAGCCGGTAGCGGTCGTCGTCGATCACCCGTTGGAGGTCGCGGTTGGTGGCGCAGGCGAGGTCTGAGCTGTAGGCGGCGGAGACGATCTTGATGTCGGGGTTGCGCCCAAACGCGTAGGCAGGCAGCCGCCTCCCCGCAAGTTCCGTCTTGCCGTGCCGGGGCGGGGTGAAGATCATCAGGCGCTTGACCTTGCCGGAGACGACATCGTCAAGCCTGCTGCACATCAGCCTGTGGTGCCAGCTGGCCTGGTATTTCGGGAAGGTAAACTGGGTAAACCCCAGCAGGCTCGTGGCGGCAGATATCCGCCGCTTGAGCTCTGCGGCAACTGCCAGGGCGATCAGGTTTTGGCTCTGGTCTGTCATTGGCGCTGCACCATGCGGTAGGCCCGCTCCAGGAGGTTTGCGGTGGTAAGCACCGAGATGTTGTCCAGCGAGAGGGCCTCTTCCGAGAACTCCACGCGCTCCTTGACCTTACCCTCGGTGCGCTCTGCCACGAACTGCCGCGCCACCGGGTCGCCTTCCTGCGACTGGGCGTATGCCACCATCAGCATCGCCTCGCGATTGTTCTTCGGGTGGACGTCTGGCCCCCACTTGGCCCGCAGCCGCGCCAGCATCAACGGGCTGACAGGCTGCTCCCCGATGGAGCGTAAGATGTCCGGGATGCAAAGCTCCTTCCTGGGGCGGCCGTTGGGATTTCCCGACTGGCCCTTTACCCAGCGGGGCTCTACCTGGTGTCTGCCCGACACCTGCTTCTTTTCTTGCTTTTCAACAGTCATGGGACCTTCTTGGCCGCGGCAGATGTTGCCGCCTGCACCAGCAGCTGGTTCTTCACATCTACGCACTTCTGGTGGCGCGTGAGGTACTCGTCGGCACGGACCTCCACGAGGTAGCGCCGGCCTTTGGAATCTGCCTTGCCGTCTGGGGTGATGTAGGATTCTGCCGCGTCTGTAAACTCGATTGAGCTGCCGCAGCTGCACCTGATCTGTATACTTTTCACAGCACCCTCCCGAAAAAACAAGGGGCAGCCGCCGGCCTGGCATTGCCCGACATGTTCCTGCCGCCCGCTTCTGCCCTGCCTGCTCCCGCCCCTGTTTCCACGTTAGACTGCCGCATTGGGTGCCTCCCGTTTCTAGCAGATATATTACAGCAAAACGGGGCCAAAAGACACCTTTATCCCAAAAACTGCAGTTTAGAGTATACAGGCGTTGCCGAAAATAGTTGCATTTTGTTGTGTACTTTAGTTACCATAGTTACTATATTAGTCTGGTAGTTACGAAACCCTAACCGACCACAGAGGAGGACGACAAATGAAAATGTTCCTTGTATTGCAATATGATGAAGCGGCACTAACGGGAAGCGGATTCCCGAGTCAATCGCGGATGGATTTAGACTGCATCCGCCACAACATGGAAAATCCTCGGTGCTGTCTTGGTCGCGTTTACGACGAGATCACCGGAGAAAAAGTCGGTGATTGGACCAAGGCCGCAGGCTCGAACGGGATTGAAATGATTGAACAGTTAGCGCAAACTGAATAAAAATTAACCAAGGAGGTGTCTGCAAATTGCCTGTCCAGATTGAAAACCCTAACCAAAATCAGAGGAGACTACCATGGCAGCAGGAATTACAGAGATTGATCGCGGAGTAGTGTGGGGGACGACGTGGCACAACCTGCCGCAGTACAAGACAAAGAAGGTGCCGGTGACCCTTGAGGAGGCCCGCCAGGTGCTTGACTTCCCGATCGAGAAGCGGCAGCTTGGCTTTTCTATCCTTGGCGGCAACAACATCAAGGTCAACGCCTACGCCCTGGTACGCAGCGGCACTGACCACGTGTTAGTTGACTCGGTCGGCGAACGGTTCATTGCCTGCAACAACGTGGACATGCTGAACCACATCGCCAAGACCGTGCTGAAGGAGTTCCCCCAGCTGAAGATTGAGTCTGTCGGCACCCTGTGGGCCGGCGCAACCTCGTTCCTCAACCTGAAGGTCGACGCCTTTCAGGTCAAGGGTGACAAGAGCGAGACCATCAACCGCATCATGTGGTACAACCCGCTGGGACTTGGCAGTTACAAGACCTGCGCCCACAACGTCCGCGTGGTCTGCGACAACACCCTGCGGGCGGCGCATGTCGAAGGCAAAGCCAACGGCACACTGCGCGGGATCGCCCACACGGCGACCGGCGCCGCCAAGGTGCAGAAGGAGCTGGACAACCTCGCCCGGCACTTCCTCGAGCTGGAGTCGCTTACCCAGCAGATGCAACAGCTCGCCAAGAAGCCCATGACCTCCGCGATGATCGAGTCCTTCCTGTCGCAGCTGGTGCCCATCGGCCCTGAGCTGGAGAAGTCAGCGGTGACGCAGCGGCAGCACAAGCGGGAGACATTTATGCACCAGTTCGAGAGTGACCAGGCGCTGGCTGCCCCGGTGAACCGCTCGGCCTACGCGATGCTCAACGCGGTAACCTACGTCCTGGACCACCAGGACGCCAAGCGCGGCCAGGACCTCGGCGGCATCACGTGGGACGGCCTGGTCGGGACGCGCGCCGGCATCAAGGACCAGACCCTGGCGCTTCTCAACGCCTCGTGCAACTAACTATTAATAGCCCGCAGGGCAGGACCGCCAACTGCCCTGCAAGAAAGGAAACCAAATGAACCCTATGTTTATAGTCCTATTCAAAGACGGTTCGATGCAATTCTACATCGGCCGCCAACGACAGGAAAACTTCCAGGCTGATGCAACCATCTGGACCTGTGAATGTGATACCCACGCAATCGAATTTTGCGATTGGGCCGCTCATGGATTTACAAACACCCGCTTCATATCCGCTACCACCTGGGAGAAATAAACAGATGACCAAGCGACAGATCCAGACCGCGTTTGAGCAGTACACGCCGATGCTCCACAGGCTGTCCCACCAGTGCGCCGGCAGGTGCGGGCGCCCCGAGGACGAGGTCTACGGGCAGGCCTGCTACGAGTTCGTGCGGGCGGCCAGCTCGTTCGACGCCAACCGCAACGCGTCCTTCGCGACCTACGCCCTCGCCTGCGTGCGGAACAACATCGCCAAGTGGGGCATGCAGAACCCCCCTGCCGGCGACCCCGACCTGGCGCCCGTGGCCGAGACCCCTGAATTTGTACGTCCCGACCGCCAGCTGATGCAGAAGGAATGGCTTGCCGGCCTGTCTGACGAGTGCCGGGAGGTGGCGATGATAATCCTCAACGGCCCCGCCGAGGTGTTGTGCCTCGCCCAGGGCGCCGGCCGTAAGGCGGTGCTCGGGACGCTGCGGCACTACCTGCAGGAGGAGCGCGGGTGGGGCCTGCGGAAGATCTGGAAGACGATCCGTGAGATGAAGCAAGTCGTAGCGGCGATGTAGCGACTCATAGTACTAAGAGGACCAAAACAATGCTGACAGAGATGACAATCCTGATGCTCACCCTGTTCAGCGAAGCTTCCATCTGTTCTGAGATGGAAATGCGTGCTGTGGCTCGGACCATCCAAGTGCGTGCCGAAGACAGGCGAACCTCCATACACGTGGAATGCTTGCGCCCGTACCAGTACAGTTGCTGGAACGGGTACGCCAAGAAACACAAGATCCTGCGCGCCTACAGAGGTGGACAGTTCCACGCTTCCCCCGCGTGGAAGCGGTGTAGGTTGGTAGCATATGATATGTATACTGGACGATTGCGCGCGCTTCCCCGGTGGAACCACTACTATCGGGCGGATATGAAAACGCCGCCGGAGTGGGCGAAGAAGTTGACGCAAACCAAAGTGATCGGACTCCATGTGTTTGGGAGGATTGACTAACATGACCGGCACAACAATCCAAATCATGCAGGGCAACCGGAACCTGGAAATGAAATACGCTGAAGACTTCAGGGAGTTCTTCAAGCGAAGTCTGCACACTTATATGAACTACCTGACCGGGTTCGACATCGTGAAGTTCGACAAGGACATCGCGACCCCAGACGGGACACCCACCAGCATGTGGGTCCAAACGAAATACGGGCCAGAGGCAGTCAACCTGATCAGGAAACTAATATGAGCAGAACATTCGACAAATATCTGGAAAAAGAATATATGCGAGATGAATTTTCCTGCTGTGAATGTGGATATCGCCGAGGAAAAGGGCATCACCCAAAGATCAAGTGCCCAGTTACCGGACGTTGCGGGACTTGCGGAAACAAATGGCCTTGCAAAGAGCATAAAATAGGAGGTACAAAATGAAATTCATCATCGGATTGTTAATGGGGGCAATGATTATGTGGGGGTGGTTTGATAAATACGGGAGATTGCAACGGACGGACGTCGTGGTCGAGACACGGACGAACGTGGTGACAGCAGTGAGATACGAGACTGTGATCGCCACCCAGGAAGTCTATCGAACCGTCTGGCAAACGAATGTGGTAACGATTACAAATACCGTGAAGAAGACCGCTCCTGTCCCAGAAGCGTCGGGGGCAAGTATAATGTATGTCCCGGATACTCCTACAAAAACCCCAGTTGCTACACCTAAACAGCAACCGACGTACAGCACTCCTGCTCCCGCTAAGACCGTTCCAGCAAAGTCGAGTTTTCGAGGCCCTCACAATCTGCCTGGGCGGGATCGTTATGGGAATGTAACCAACCGCAACGTTCACATAAAAATGTAATGAAAACCGTAGACTTCACTGGCAACGCATTCAAAATTCAGTTCCCGTACTCACCGGAGACGATCGCCCAGGTGCGGACGCTGCCTGTCGGTAGACGCTGGGATCCTGTCACGCGCGCGTGGTGGTGTCCTCCGTCGGTGGACGCCTTGACAATGCTCAGGAGTTGGGGCTTCGAGATCCTACCCGCCGCCATCAGGTGGGAGCAAGATTGGTTCAAGCCTGCCAAACCTGCCGTCCGCATCATTGACGACATCCCCGGCCTCAAACACCTACTCTATCCATTCCAAGCGGAAGGCGTTGGCTTTACGGACGACAGAGGTGGGCGTGTTCTTATCGGGGATGAGATGGGCTTGGGTAAAACAATCCAAGCCCTTGCATGGTTGCAGTACAAAGGATCTCCCGTACTTCCGGCGGTTGTCATCTGTCCCGCCAGCTTGAAGGGTGTATGGGAATACGAATGCCGAACATGGACGACACTGACGCCTTGCGTGCTTTCCGGTGGAAAACCATACGTGCCTGACTGTTATGGACGCCGGGATGTATTGTATATCGTAAATTACGATGTATTGGATCACTGGATGGATCTATTGAAAATATGCTCCACAGTCGTCCTCGACGAATGCCACAAAATAAAAAACGCCAAGACTCAGCGGACCAAAGCGGTCAAGACATTCTGTAAAGGGAAACCCTATGTGATTGCCTTGTCTGGAACACCAATCGTCAACAGGCCAATCGAGTTCTTCAATACTCTGAACATCTTGGCACCCTCCGAGTTTGGCAAGTATTGGGAATACGCACAGCGTTACTGCGACGCCAAACACAATGGATATGGCTGGGACTTCGGCGGGGCAAGTAACATCGAGGAGCTACACCAGCGCCTGAATGGAAATATCATGATCCGCCGGTTAAAGGAAGACGTACTCAAGGACCTGCCACCCAAGACCCAGACCACCGTGCCGCTGACCCTGGACACCTATGGCCAGTCAGTTTACGACGACGCCCTGCGCGAGGCCTTCGGCGTCTGGGAGAATGAAAAGCCCGACCCGCTCAAGGACATCACAGCGATTGGACATCTGCGCCGTGCCGCCATCTCAGCAAAGCTGGAACTTTGTTATGAGTGGCTTGACAACTTCCTCGAGACCGGCAATAAAATTGTCGTCTTCGACATCCACCACAGCACGACCGACAAGCTGATGGAACGGTATGGGAAGATCGCCATAGCGCTGGACGGACGGACAGACGTGCGGGTACGATCAAAGGTGGTGGAGCAGTTCCAGACCGACCCAACCATCAAAATGCTTATCGGCAACGTGCAGGTGGCGGGCATGGGGTTCACGCTGACTGCGGCGCAGGACGCGGTGTTCCTGGAGTATCCTTGGACACCTTCGGAAATCAGCCAGTGCGAGGATAGGATTCACCGCATTGGCCAGACCGGGGCGGCTTCAATTTACTACCTGGTCGCTGCCGGAACACTCGAGGAAGACATCATCGAACTGATTAGCAAAAAACGAAAGGTGCTCGACGGCGTGCTCGACGGAATCTACGACGAATCGCAAAGCATGATGAAAAAACTGATTGAGAAACTCAAACTGAAAGGACGGCGATGACCACAAAAGACGAAAGATGCTCATGGATGGTGCACGGGTTCCCGCGGGAGCTGAAGAACCGGTTCGCCGCGGCAGCCAGGCTCGACGGCAAGTCCATCGCGAACATGCTTGCCTATCTGCTGCAGCGGTTCCTGCGCGAGGAGTACGAGAAGACCCGCGCGGAGGTATTGAAAAATGACAAGTAGCCCGCAGCGCACAACCTTTCCCGGCGCCGGCAACTTCGAGGGGTACTGGGTAACATCCGTGAAATACCAGACCCTCGCCCAGCTCGTCCACGCCGGACGAAACATCCGCACCGACCACACCTACAACCTGCTGTTCGCCTCTGGGCAGATAGGCGACGGCACCTGGACCACCGAGGAGCTTCTCGAGAAGGGGGCGAGGATCACGTATGACAAGCCTGCGCAAGACACCCCTTGACCTGGAGTGGCTCCTCACCGACGCTGGCATCCAGGCCGACCTGCTGCCCTCAACGAACGGAATGTGGCAGAATCTTCCATGCCCGTTCTGTGGGGGAAGCAAGCGGCACCTCGGCTGCCCGACGAACGGTGGAAACTTTTTCTGTTTTCGCTGCGGGTCGCACCCCGAGGGCGAGGCCGTCGCCGCCCTGCTCGGAGTTAGCCTTACCGAAGCCCGCAGGTTGTGCCGGGAGCACCGGGCCTCAGAGGGTCACAGGAAAGACCTTTCGGCAGGCCCTAGGGCTGCCAGGGTGCCAAGGATCAGCACCCTGGAGACACGCCTGCCCTACGGCACCGGCCCGATGGCGGACAGGCACCGGACCTACCTGCGCTCCCGGAACTTCAACCCCGACCAGCTGAAGCGGGACTGGGGGCTGCTGGGAACTGGAAACCTCGGGCCGTTCGCCCATCGCATTATCATTCCAATCGTATCCCATATAACTAATACACTTTGCTGCTACCAGGGGCGGGACATCACCAACAAGTCTTCCATGCGGTACAAGTCCTGCCCCGACGCGCTGGCGGCAGTACCCATCAAAAACTGCGTCTACGGGATTGATAAAGTTGAGGGGGACCTGGTGGTGGTCACCGAGGGCGCCGCCAAGGTGTGGCGGCTGGGGACGCCGGCCGTCTGCACGTTCGGGGCGACGGTCACCGACGCCCAGGTGCTGCTGCTGCGGCGGTTCAGGCGGCGCGTGGTGCTGTTCGACGGCGACGACACCGGCAGGGCACAGGCGCAAATGCTGGCAGCACGGCTCAGCCTGTTCCCCGGCGTGACGGAGGTCGTAGAGCTCCCGGGGCCAGGCGGGCCGGACGACCTTACCGACCTGGAGGCGCGCGAGCTGATGGCCGAACTCGCGGAAAGGTAACCTTGTTAACCTTTAAAAGAGTATAATGATAATGTCATTCCGCCCTTTGCCTGCTTGCCTTTAACAAGTGCTGGCAAACTTACTTGTTTATTATTTAACCCGTACGGGATATAATTTGCCACGAAACGCGAAGTGCGCGCGTTAAAAACAAAAAAGTTAACTGTATGTTCAAACCACAAAATCAAAAACGGTCCGTGGCTCAATGGCGGGGTTGTAGCATCGCTTCCTGGGCGAGCTTTTTTGTTTCCCCACGCATTCCATTGTTCTTGCGGGCCGTTTTTCTTTCCCACCAAGGAGGTCCCAGATGATCTTCAAAAATAGGCACGAGAAAAACTTCACAACAATTTCCAATGAAATGTTAAAAGACAATACACTTTCATTCAAGGCAAGAGGAATACTTGCCTTAATGTTATCCCTTCCGACCGATTGGCAGTTCTACTCCACGTGGATTAAGCAAAATTCTAATTATGATGGTGAAGCAGCTATTGGAAGTGGTGTTCGGGAACTGATTAAAGCCGGATATATCTCCAGAACGCGCACCAAAAATAAGCAAGGTCAGTGGGAACCGTGCTCCTGGGATGTATGGGAATCACCACACATGAGTTTTGCAGGCGTGGTAAAGCCAGGCGTGGTAAAGCCAGGCGTGGTAAAGCCAGGCGTGGGTAACACGGCACTACTAAGTACTAATAAGAAACTAAGTACTAATAAGAAACTAAGTACTAATAAGAAACTAAGTACTAAGAATAAAGTTGAAGATTTATTTGACCCGGAAGACCTACCTATCCACCTCGGTAAGCATGTAGCACTTAATGATGCGTGGCAGCGTTACGTGCAAAGTCGCCGTGAAAAGAAGCAGAAGATAACGCAGATTGCGTTTGGGATGCTCGTCAAGAAGATGACCGCACACACCGTGGAAGAGGTAGTTGAGGCGCTTGATAAGTCTTCAGAGCGCGGATATGCTGGGGTCTTTTATGCAGATAATGGCAAACAGTCCACTAAGATAACGTCCCCCATCTCTCGGCCAACCATCCCACTCAACCCGTACGCCCAGGAGTTGTTTGACTTCGTCTCCCCCCTGGTGAGCGGCTGTACTCCTGCTGCAGTGCAGACGTTCGCCGACCAGCTGAAGGCATACTACGACAGGACCGACCTCCTCCGCGACCCCGACGACAATAGCAGGGGCCCGCTGGCGCACACGATGTGGGAGACCTTCTCGGCGGACTGGCTCGAGTTCCTGCGGGAGAAGCAGAACAGCTTCCCGCTCCGGGGCGTCTACGACCTGAAGCTGGGTGGCCCCCGGTGGCAGGAGTTTATCAAGCGGTGGGAGTATAAGACCGACTACAGCTTTACGACGGGGAGGCGGATCCTATGAACATCAAGCGCATGACGGTAGACAGTTCCGCGGAGCGCCGGTTTCTGATAGGCGCCATCGTGTCAGACGCCTTCATCCACGGGGCCAGCTCGTTCTATGACCCAGAACTGATAAAGGCCAGGCACATGCGCACCATCGCGGAGTGGTGTTTTCGCCACTACGGCGAGTATAAGAAGGCCCCTGGCCCGCTTATCAAGGATATCTATGAAAGCCACGCCGACCGGATGGACCCGCCCGACAGGCAGTTTATTTTTGATCTGCTGGAAAGCGTGTCTAAAGAATACGAGCGCGCCGTCAACTTCCCCGCCGAATATGAACTTAAGCAGGCGGAAAAGCTGTTCAAGCGGCTGGCGCTGTCCCGCCACATCCAGGTGGTGAGCGGGCTGGTGGCAAACGGCGAGATAGAGGAGGCTGAGGAGGAGTGCGCGACATACAAGTGCGTCGGCCGCCCTGAGACGCTGGGGTCAAACCCGTTCAAGGACTTCGAGGAGATTAACCGGGCATTCGAGCAGGCGGCGCATCCCCTTTTCACCTTGCCGGGCGCGCTGGGCAGGATGATGAACCAGTCCTTCAACCGCAGCCAGTTCATCTCACTCATGGGGCCGGAAAAGCGGGGCAAGACCTGGTGGCTGAACGAGCTGACCCTCCAGGCCCTGAAGGCGCGATGCAACGTGGCCCTGTTTCAGATCGGAGACATGAGTCGAAAACAGGTGCTCCTCCGGCTGGGCATGCGCCTGTGCGGGAAGGGGATCTACGAGAAGCACTGTGGCAAACAACTTGTTCCGGTGCCAGACTGCAAAAAGAACCAGGCGGGGACCTGCCACACCTGTCCCCACAAGAACAAACCCATCCTTAACCCGTGGAAGATTGAAGGTACATTAGGCGCATTTGAAAAAGGAACGTTCAAGAACCACGTCCCGTGCACCGAGTGTATCGGCGAGAAGTTTTTTGAGGGTTCCCTGTGGTATAAAACTATACATATTGACAAACCCCTGTCGTCGCGCGAGATGTGGAAAAAATGTGAGCTGGTTCTTAAACCCAGGATGACTGGAAAGGACTTCAAGTTGTCTGTCTATCCAAGCAGGCAATTGACAGTGGCAAAATTAAAGGCAGAATTGGATAAGTGGGAAGTGTCCGAGGGTTTTGTGCCGGATGTGATTGTCATCGACTATGCGGACAATCTGGCCCCGGAAACCAAGCGCGATGCATTCCGCCAGGAACAGCATGAGACCTGGCAGGCGTTGCGTGCAGTAAGCCTTGAGCGTGACTGCCTGATCATCACAGCCACCCAGGCCGCCGCCTCCAGCTATGATAAGCAGTCGCTCGGGATGCAGCACTTCTCGGAGGACAAGCGGAAATATGCGGAAGTGACCGCGACGTTTGGCCTGAACCAGTCACCGGAGGAGAAAAAGATAGGGTTGATGCGGATCAACACCATCGTCCTGCGAGAGGATGAATTTTCAAACCACGAGGTTTATGTGGCACAGGCATTGCGGCAAGGACGGCCGCTGCTATTCTCATTCTGAGGCAGAAACATGTTGAGCGAACGGTACCCATCTGATATATTAAACCAAGAACATCAACCGGCCGACAGCGTGTCGGCCATAACAGAGGAGGAGAGTATGCGCGGCAAGAACAGTAAGAAGGCGGTTGCGGTGGAAGAGTTGGAGGTCGACGACAAGATGATCGTGGCGGCGGCAACGGACATCAATAAGGTGCTGGCGCCGAACCCTCTGCTGGACCTGGCCAAACCTGGCGAGGACCTCCAGAAGGACGTCGAGGAGCTGTTCCCGAACATCATCGCGGCCGACAAGCTGACGGCGAAGACGTGGGACACCCTGAAGGCGCTCGGGTGGAAAAGTGTCGAACCCGAACCCCCGAAATCGAAGAAGCCTGCAAAGGTTGCGCCTGTAACCTTCCTCGTGGCGCTCGCCACGGAGCTCAACGAGGTGCTCGCCCCCGACCCGCTGCTGGACCTCGCCGACGAGTGCCTGGAGGGCCAAGTAAAAAAGCTGGCGGCACAGGTCAAGGCGTGCGACCCGCTGTCGGACAAGGCGTGGGCGGAACTGAAAAAGCTGGGGTGGAAGGATAAGGATAAAAAGATCCAGGCACAGAAGGTTGCCCCTGTGCATCCGACGACCGCAGCCGCCGCCCCGCAGACGTACACCATGCTGAAGATGCCGGTCGACGAGCCGAAGCAGCTGATGCAGATCGTTGGGTGTCTGCAGAAAGGCCCGCTTGCCGGCGACAAGTTGCTGGCGGCGATGGCGAAAGTCATCAAGACCAAGCAGCCGCTTGCCCGCATCCTCGGGTTTTACCAGAAGAAACTGGTGGCAAGCAAATACGTCAAGGTCTCGTAGGTCCTCTCAGGGGGCCCGGGGGGTGTAAAAGTCACTTCCCTGGGCCTCCGGGTCATTCCTGGGTCACTCCGGGTGGCCCCTTACATGTCTTAGGAGGCTGTCAGATGGCAAAGGAACTCATCAACAAGACCCGACTATCCCCCAACCAGGCGGAAAAGCGCGGCTTTCTGCACCGGGACTACCTGGCGCACTGCCTCCGGTACACGCACGTCGTCCGCTGGCTGACCCGCCTGGCGAAGGGTGATGATGTGCTGCGGGTGCTGGACGTCGGCTGCGGCAACGAGGCGCCGCTGGCGAAGCTGATCTACACGTCGAAGCTCGGCAGGAACGTCCGCTACCTGGGCCTGGACGCCGGCGGCATCGATCCGGACATCACCTTCAACGCCTGGCGGCCGCAGCTGAAGGCCAAGGTGCTTTTCCCAGAGGTGCTCGAGGACTCGGAGGCGCTGTTTGACGTCATCGTGATGCTTGAGGTGCTGGAGCACGTGGAGCACCCGCGGCAGAACATGATGCTCCGCGCGGCCGCGGCAAAGCTTGCCAACAACACCGACAGCCTTATGTTCATCTCCACCCCGTGCTACGACCCGCACGTCGGGGCGGCCGGCAACCACGTCAACGAACTGACCTACCAGGCGCTTGGGTTCATGCTTGAGGACGCCGGCCTCGCCGTCGAGGGGGTCTACGGCACGTTTGCCTCGCAGCGGGACTACAGGGAGCAGGCGGCGGCAGACGGCTACGCCCCGCTGATGGAGAAGCTTTCCGAGTACTACGACAGCACTGTCGTCGCCGTCTTCTTCGCCCCGCTGTACCCGCAGCTTGCCCGCAACTGCATCTGGCGGCTGAAGCTGTCCGATAAAACCTATCGCCGCAGGTTTCCAACCCCTGGAGAGCTCCCACATGGAAGCGCGACCGAAAACATCAGCTGACCTTTATCAAGACGTGGCTGCCTTCTGCAGAAGGTTCAGGCTGCAGCCGACGCGGACCTCGTTCAGGCTGTCCCCCGCAAAGATGGCGGTGCGCCTGAAGCATCTTTCAGAAGAGCTAAGTGAGCTTAGGCGCGGGGTCGCTATAGGTGACGACGCGGAGGTCATTGACGCCCTGGTGGACCTTGTCTACGTGGCGCTTGGCACGGCGCACCTCTGCGGGTTTCCATTCATGAAGGTGTGGGACGCGGTGCATGCGGCAAACATGAAAAAGATTCGCGCCACTCGGGCATGTGACTCCAAGCGCGGGTCAACCTTTGACGTGGTAAAACCGAAAGGGTGGAAGAAGCCAGATGTTGCAAAGATCCTCAGACGCGCGCGGGATAATGATAATTGAGGGGCCGGACTGCACGGGCAAGACCACGCTCTGCAACGAGCTGCGGCGTATCTGCCCAGACGCCCTGTACATCCACGCAACCTACCCGTATGAAAATACGGCAGACGTGCGCGTGTACCACCTCGGACTGTTGCGGCGGGCGATGATGGCAGGCGAGCGTCGCCTGGTGCTGCTGGACCGGCTGTGGCCGTCCGAACTGGTCTACGGCGCGGTGCATCGCGGCGGCCCGCAGCATCTCGGCTACGAGATGTCGCTTGACCGGCTGGTGCGAAAGGTTGCCGGCATCTATGTCTTTGCGCTGCACGGCCCGCGGGAGGGCTACCTGGCGTTCGCCGCCAGATGCAGGCGTGAGGGCCGGCAGGAATTTTACCCGACGCAGGCAGGGGCGGTCTATGACGCCTACGCAGGCCTGGAACGCCAGCTGCGGGAGGCCGGCAGGAACGACGTGCTCCGCTACCTGTTTGCCGGCCAGCCAGAGGGATACGTGGCACACATGGCAGGTGCCTTTCTGAAATATCTTGCAGATAACCGCGGGGCGCAGCTGCAGCCGGCGCTTGCCTATCGTTTTCAAAACCTTGCAGGACATGCCGGCGCCGCACGCCTGTTAATAATTGGTGACAGGCCAAACGTGCCTGCAGGCGTGGAACGCTGGCCGTTCGTGGGGTTCGGCGGTTGCACCTCGTACATGACGCGGGCGCTTGCCGAGGCGCAGGTTGCCGACCACCTCGTGGCGTGGACGAACGCCCGCGAACCTGGGTGGGAGCTGGCAGCAGAGCACTTCACAGCGCGGAAACTTCCAATTGTATTTATGGGGCAGCACGCCTGGGCGGCGGCTGATAAAAAGTACGGGTTTGCCGGCCTGCGGCCCTCGGCAACGTTTACGTGTCCCCGCAAAAAAGGTGTCCAGGCAGACGGCGCAGGCGTCTACGAGACGGCAGGCGGCAAGGTCTTTCGGCTGGCGCACCCGCAGTTTTACCGCCGCTTCTGGAACCGTGAAAAACTTCTAACGCAGCGACTGATGACAATAAAAAAGGAGATGAACACATGACGAAGGACACGCCGGCAGCAGACATCTATGGCTATAGCCCGATAACCTCCCCGCGGCCAGCCGTGGGTTATCCAGGTGATGCTCTTACATACAAGAGCCGCTGTCAACTTAGCACGACGGAGCGGTGGCGGGACCTGGTGCATGAGGTCCTCGATACAGGTGAAAAGGTTGTCTCCCGCGGGTTTACCTGCCTCGAGTGCCTCGGGGTGAAAATTGTCGTAGACATGCAACTGCCGGTGGTGCTGTCCCGGGAGCGGAAGCTCGGCTACCGCTTCATGTGCGCCGAGGCGGCGTGGCTTCTGAGTGGCGACAACAAGGTGGCGACGATCGCGCCGTTTTCAAAGCGGATAGCGTCATTTTCCGACGACGGAATTATCTTCTTCGGCGCGTATGGGCCGCGCATCCTGCCGCAGCTTGCCTACGTGGTAAAGACCCTTGCCGAGGACCAGGGATCCCGCCAGGTGGTGGCCGCCATCTGGCGTGAGAACCCGCCGAAATCCAAAGATGTTCCATGCTCGCTAAGCGTCCAGTGGCTTATCCGCGACAACAAGCTGCACTGCATGCTCAACATGCGCTCAAGTGACATCTGGCTCGGGGTGCCGTATGACCTCTTCAACTTCTCCATGCTTTCGCTCTACCTCCTGAAAAAACTTCCCCCGGGGCTAGCGCTCGGGGACCTGCACCTCTACGCGGGCAGCTCGCACCTCTACGAGGAAAACCTGTCGTGGGCAACAGAGGTTGCAGGGTCAAACGAGGTCATCCTGGCGCCGTTTGACCTGGCAGTTGTGCACGCCGCGCCGGCAGAAAAACTGGCTGGCACCCTGTGGAACCTGGCACGCCAGAAGGAAAACGATAATGTTTGAGCCACAGACAGAAGACAAACTCGCCGAGGTGGAGGTGCTTGAGAGGGGTGCAACCTTTCTGAAGGGGCTGCTTGCCGCCCCGCGGCCTATTGTCCTCGCCTTCGACTACGAGACCACCGGCCTGCGGCCCTTCCGGCAGGGCCAGATGATAATCTCATGCGGGGTCTGCGTCAGGCTGGATAAAAAGCTGTGTGCGGTTGCCTTCTCGATGGAGGATCGTGAAACAGTTAACCTCTGGCGAAAGGTCCTGCAGGATCCGACGATCCGCAAGGTGGCGCACAACCTCAAGTTCGAGCACGTCTGGGGCATGGCATATCTTGGCGTGAGGACCGCCGGCTGGCTCTGGGACACCATGGTCGTCGCGCGCATCCTCGACAACGGGTGTGCCTCGGTCAGCCTTGAGAAGCAGGCGCAGTTGCACCTCGGCGTCGTGCCCTACAAGGACGCCACCGACAAGATGCTGCGGGCGGCTGCCGAGGAGGTCGAAAAGCACGGCGCCAACGCACTGAACCAGCTGACATTTTTAACCCTCGACGGTAAGGTGCTAACACGCAACGGCCTCGACGCGCTCTACACCTACCGCCTGTACCAGCTGCAGCGCACGAATTTTCAATTTGCAGAGGCAAACCAGCTCTTTAACCGCGGCCTGCTGGCACTTGCGGAGATTGAAAATGTCGGGGTGCGCGTCGACACTGGTTATTTTACGCAGACGCTGGACATGCTTGCGCAGGAAAGCCTTGCACTTGAGCGCCAGGTCTGGCGGATGCCCCTGATAAAGGAGTGGCGGCTGAAGTTTGGAAAGAAGACGAACATCACCTCGGTGCGGCAGCAGGCCTACATCTTTTTCAACCTTCTTAAGTTCGCAGCGCGAGAAAGAACCCCGACAGGTTTGCCCAAGGTCGATGACAAGGCGCTACTTGAGATTGACCACCCGCTGGCGCGCTGCATCCTCAAGATCAGGAAGCTGTCAAAGGTCCAGGGCACCTACATCGAGCCGTACCTGCGCGAGGCGGTCGGCGGCGTCATCCACCCGTGCTACAACCTGCACGCGGTCTCATCATATCGCAGCAGCTGCAGCAACCCGAACTTCCAGAACGTGCCTACGCATGACCCCACCTACGGCCCGATGATTCGGCGCGGCATTCTTCCCTGTAAACCTGAACATCAGCTTGGCGAGGTAGATTTTTCGGGGCTGGAGGTGCGCATTGCCGCGTGCGTCTGCAAAGATCCCACGTTGATCGCCTACATCAACGACCCGACGAAGGACATGCATCGCGACATGGCCTGCCGCTGCTTCTTTCTCAGGCAGGCACAGGTGACAAAGCCGATCCGCTTTATCAGCAAGAACAGTTTTGTCTTTCCGGAGTTCTACGGGGCCTACTGGAAGTCTATCGCGCCTGCCATGTGGGAGGCGGCAAAAAATCAGCCACTTACCGGCAAGGTCACGTTGCAGCAGCATCTGCAGGTACGTGGGATAACTGAACTGGGCACCCTCGTGGAGGACAAGAAGGGTTATTTTCATCCTGCCACGGATGACTGCTTTTACGCGCACATCCAGCGAATAGAGATATGGTTTTGGACAAAGAAGTTTCCGGTCTACGCGGCGTGGCGAAAAAGTTGGTACGAGAGTTATTTAACACACGGGTCATTCAGGACGCCAACTGGCTTTCGCTGCCGTGGGGAGATGCGCCGCACAGAGGTGATAAACCTGCCGATCCAAGGATCCGCGTTCCACTGCCTCTTATGGAGCTTGATCCAGATCCAGCAGTGGCTAACTGCAAACGAGATGGAGACAAAAATTGTTGGTGAAATCCACGATTCCCTTATTTTTTCATTTCATCCAGATGAAGTACAAATCGTTCTTAAAAAAGTTCAGTGCGTGATGTGCGAGGATGTGCGGAAACATTGGCCGTGGATTATAATTCCCCTTGGAGTTGAGGCGGAGGTGGCACCCCCAGGAAAAAGCTGGGCAGAGATGGAACCTGTGAAGATATAGTTGTGCAGCGAACGGCAGCCAGAATGTATATTAAATACAAGGAGGAAACATGAACGATAAATGGAAACAAGATGTAGAAATCAACCCGGACGCCCTCGATTGCGAATGGGTGAAACAAGCTTCCCTTTTTGGCGAGTACTGTATGGAGCAGGCCGGTGCCCGCGCCAAGCTGGACGCCGTCAAGGAGCGCCTGGACGTGAAGGTGGCCGGGCTGGGGCTGAAGGTCCGCTCCAACCCCGCGACATACGGCCTGGACAAGGTGACGGAGGCCAGCGTGCAAGCGGTGATCCTGCTGGACGTCGAGTGCGCCAAGCTGCGGGAGGAGATCGCGGTGGCCCAGTATGAGCTCGAGGTGATGTCTGCCGCCGTCAGGGCGCTGGACCAGAAGAAGAGCGCCTTGGAAAACTTGGTGAGGTTGCAGGGCCAGAATTACTTCGCTGGTCCCAGCGTCCCCAGGGACGTGGGGGCCGAGTGGGTGAAGGATGTCGAACGCCGGTCGGCACGGGACAAGGTGAAGGCGGCGACGGGAGTAGAACCGAGTCGGAAAATTAGTAGGAAGTAACGGCATCGCGGAAAGTAGACGTGAGCGGGAACATACGGGTCAAAAGTCCGACAAACACACCAGATCGGATACCAGGCGTTCCTGCCACCAGAGAACGGTTGTTGGTCAATGGTAAATCGGAGTAACGTCCGATCCGTTACTTTTTAATTTTGAAAGGAGGGACAAAATGATAATAGATGCCTCGCCAATTCAACTCGCCCTCGGCACGGTGGGGCTGATGCTGGTTGCATTAGTTTTCCTATACATCGCGTCGAGACTTATGGCGTCAGGCGCGGCTCGTAGCTGGTATGATTTCTGGAAGGACAAGAACAACAAAGGAGGTAAGCAGTGATTAAAGGAAAGACAGAATCCATGAGGGACAAAATCCGGCACCGGGCCGAGTCCCGCCGGAACCTGGGAGGCCTGGACACCCTGCAACTGCCGGAAGGCGTCGAGCTCTACAAGCCCGAGAAAGGGCCGGTCGAGTTTGACATCTTGCCGTACGTGGTTAGCGTGGACAATCACCCCGAGGTGAAAAAGGGCGAGCAGTGGTACCAGCGCAACTACCTGGCCCACCGCAACGTCGGCCCCGAGGAGAAGTTCCTCATCTGCCCGCGCACGATCGGCAAGCGGTGCCCGATCTGCGAGGAGCACCAGAAGCTCAAGAAGGACCCGAACGCCGAGGAAGAGGTCGTGGACAGTCTGCGCGCCAAGGAGCGGGAGCTGTTCAACGTCGTGATGAAGGACGGGGACGGTTCCGTCATGATCCTCGACATCAGCACGTTCCTGTTCGGACGCAAGCTCGAGGAGGAGATCCGCGAGGGTGACGAGGCCAACGCGACCTTCGCCGAGCTGAGTGGTGGCAAGACGCTGAAGGTGCGCTGGGAATCGAAGAGTATGGGCACCAACAAGTTCGTCGAGGCCGGTAGGATCGACTTCGTGGACCGGGAAGACATCGACCCGGCGGCGCTGGAGGCCGTGGTGGACCTGGACAAGGCAATGAAAATCCTGTCCTACGAGGAGATCGACAAGATCTTCCAGGCCGGTGGCGACGAGGTGGAAGAAACCGGAACGGAACCCACCACAGATGATGATAATATGGAGGAAGCCGCACCGCCTGCCCGTAAGATCGGGAGAGGAGCATCACCGGAAAAGATAGCCGCCGCGAAGAAGAAGTTCTTAGAGGAACCCGAGGAAGAGGAAGACCAGATCCCCGGTCTGGAGATGCCCGCGAAGAAAGGCAAGCCGAAGGCCGAAGCGGAACTGCCCGACTGCACCGCGTGCGAGGGTTCCGGCAAGACCACCAAGGGCAAGACCTGCCCGATCTGTGGTGGGTCAGGCAAGGACGAGGACGTCCCGGCTGAGGAACCTGCCGCCGAGGAACCCGCCGAGGAGGAAGAGGAAGAGAAGCCGGTTGCCCGTCGGGTGATTGGCAAGCCCGCAGCGAAGGAAGAAGCCCCGGCTGGCCGCAGGGTCATCTGGCGTGGATAATGATAATGTCCCTATGGTGTAGAATGGAGCACTACTTGATGAACGTGGGAGCAATCCAAACTCATCGAGGAGGGTCCGGGGCCGTCCGGATAGGGACTTCAACAACTACCAGTAGGAGCCGTCTCCTGTCTGGTTAGGGGAACTCAGTTTGGGCTGGCCGGTTCTGAGGAGTGGAAAAAACCGGCCTCTATTTTATGAAGAAGAAAAGTAAAAAATGCAGGCCAATAATTATTACCACTTGGCTGAAAAGTCCTATGACAAAACGTTGGTGCAAACTGGTCATAAAACTGCCGTGGGAACACTGGCATATGAATATCAAGATCGATTCGATAGACAAATTCTCGGATTGTTCCTTTCTTCACAAGACACTGGAAATAAAAGGGATTGAATATGTTAAGACGGATCATTCGTAGAACTCCATCACTTACCGAACAAATCGTGGACCACGCCGAGAATGACAATCCCGAGCCGGAAGAGTCCCGCCTGTTCGTCCCCACCGGCTCGGCCCTGCTGAACCTGGCCCTGTCCGACCGGCACGACGGCGGCTATCTGACCGGCAAGATCGTCAACGTGATCGGCGACTCGTCCAGCGGCAAGACGTTCCTGTGCCTGACCACCCTGGCCGAGACCGCCCACAACCCAGCCTTCGACGACTACCTGCTGATCTACGACGATGCCGAGGCCGCCAGCGAGTTCAATATCGAGAAGCTGTTCGGGAGCAAGACAGCCGAGCGCATCATGCCACCGTCCCTCGACCCTGAGGAACCCGGCCACTCCCACACCATGATGGACTTCCAGTCGAACATCCGGCGGCTGCTGAAGGGGGACAAGCCGTTCATCTACATCCAGGACAGCTTCGACGCCCTGACCACCGACGAGGAGCTGAAGCACGCCGCCGACCTCCAGAAGGCCCACGACTCTGGCAAGGAGGCGAAGGGCACGTACGGGATGGAAAAGGCCAAGCAGGCCAGCATCCTTCTGCGCCTGATTGCTGCTGACATCAAGCGGACCAAGAGCCTGGTAGTTATCATTTCGCAGACCAGAACGAACATCGATCCGATGAGCTTTCAACGGAAAACGAGAGCAGGGGGTATGGCACTCACGTTTTACTGTGCGGCGGAAATGTGGCTTGCAGTTGCGCAAAAACTGTCTATCAAGGTGAATGATAAAAACAGGAGTGTGGGTGTGGTCAGCCGGATCAAACTGACCAAGAATAAATACAATGGCAAGGTGCGCGAGATCGACACTCCGATTTTATATGACTACGGCGTGGATGACATCGGGTCGTGTATCGACTTCCTGGTCAGCGAGGGGCACTGGAGCAAGAATGCCAACGGAGGGATCACCGCCGGGGAGTTTGGGCTGACGGCGACCCGGACGAAACTGCTTGACATCGTGGACGAGAAAGGGCTGGCCGGGAAGTTGCATGAGCTGACGCAGGAGATTTGGTTGGAGATAGAGGAGAAAATCAAGTCCGGGCGGAAACCAAAGTATGGAGGTGAAGGATGAAACAGATTGTATTTTCAATATGTATTATGGCCCTTCTTGTCTTAACGATACTGAGGATCGTTTTTGGAGTTGGGTTTTCTCTCGGTTGTTCCCAATACCTGAAAAGAGCCTCGGACGCCAACACGATTGAACTGGCGAAAGTCAATCTCAATGTGGCCATCAAATATGCAGAGATGGCAAACCTGACCAACGGGATCGTCTCCATATTTTTACAACAGCCGGAAAACGACATTGGATTCTGGTATAGTAACTTGATCGCTTCCCGAGATGAACTAAGTCGAGTGACAGTCAATACCTCACAGATGGAGAAATCTAATCTGTTAATGAAACTCCGGGAAACGCTGACCGATAATGGTAAGGAAGGCACCCAGATCACTTGTCCCGACGGCATATCTGTTTATCCCTACAACAAATTGTTCTTTTGGCTGATTTTAATCAGTCTGGTCGTAACGATTCCTGTAGGTTTTGCAACAATAACCGATTTGTAAATAATCAGCAGAAAGGGCGCGACAGGTTTCGACGTTGACAGGTAGCAGAGAGATGCGTGCCGAGGATGGTCGTTGGCCTCGTTAAACTGCGACCAAGCACTACTCGATACCGAGTACAAAATGGCAGCTTAGGCCGCATAGGAACCCGGAAATTGTAGGTGTATCCGGTAGTACGACTTATTACACCTTCATGATGGGATTTGTCCGTAGACCGTCAGGAAACGGATTGGTGGAAGATCGTCAAACTTGACGCCCCAGTTGCCGGACTTAAACCGGATACGCATGTAGAGTTTCCTGTGAACTGACAGCGGACGGGGGTTCGATTCCCCCCGCGTCCACTTATTGATAATCGCCAGCGGGGGCGAGGGGCGGAGGCGCTCCAAGAATGGCTGAACATAACCGACGTAAAGTCCAGTGTCATTTAATATGACGAGCAATCTCGGCCACCCCGCTCAATTTGAAAAGGAGATGTGGAATGCAAATAGAAAAATCATGTTTGTTTTGTTCCCACTTCAATTTTGATATGGGTTCTCCTGATTATAGTGAATATACACCGGGATCAGATGCTTGCTTTTCCTGCTACAAAAACCATTGGACAGAAATATCTAACTGTGGAGGGGATAGTATAGAAAATTTTGTAAAAGCTATCGAAACTGCTAAAACGTGCGAAGATTTTGAAAGGAGAAAGCCAGAATGATACTTATAGAACGGCAACTAATCAGTGTCAAGATTGACGGTAGCGATGGTGAGATGTTGAAACGTACGTGTGTGCTCGCTCTCCACTGCTTGCACGAGGAGCAGTACAAGCAGAATCCATCGTTTCAAAACACAGTAGATGTAAGAGGGATTGAGAAGTTCGCTAATTTTATTCTTGAACGAGAAAGGACGTATCCATGATCTGGTGCCCACGCTGCCACGCAAAGAGTGTCCTGAAACGCTTCTACGATGACCGCTGTCCCCAGTGCCGGACTGTCGTTGGAATAGATGATGTCCTGCGAAAAGACCCGTACCAGCCCGAGGTGGGCAAGAAGATGGGAGTCAAAAAACACAAGGCCAAGAAGTTTGAGTATGATCAGCAGGGTGGGTCGAGTTCGGAAGTTGCCGAGGGAAGTGGTGCGCTCAAGTCCCATCCAGTCGATCCTACGTTCGGCATCACGGGAAGGATATGATCACTCTACTTATAGATTCGCACGGTCTTGGCTACCGCGCCCACCACAGCACCGGGTCGCTTGACGGCGGGATTGCGTATGGCTTCCTAACCACAGTTCTCCAGTTGGCCGAGAGATATCGTACCAATCAGTTCGTGTTCTGTTGGGACGGTCCAGGCAGTCTGCGCAAGAAGCTGTTCCCAGCCTACAAGATGTCCCGAGACGTGAAGACCCAGGAAGAGGTGGCGGAGCGGATGATGATCCACACCCAATTCAACGCCTTGCACGAACACATCCTACCCAAGATGGGGTTCGGTTATCATTTTCAAGAAGTTGGGTATGAGGCAGATGATTTGATCGCCAAAGTGGTGATTGACAATCCCGCCAAGCCCTTCGTGGTGGTGTCCAGCGACCACGACCTATTCCAGCTCCTCCAGTACCACAACTGCAAACTGATACACTCGCTAACCTCTGGATTTGGTACACTGACGGCGAGTCAGTTCCTGGGCCTGTATCGTGTTCCCGCTCGCGACTGGGCATTGGTGAAGGCCATCGCCGGATGTAGTGGGGACGGCGTGCCAGGAGTGCAAGGGGTGGGGGAGACCACTGCGGTAAAATACTTGCTGGATGAACTTCCTGAAGGGAAAAAATGGAAGGCGATCCGAGACAGCAACAAGATTGTTCAGAGAAATTACAAACTGGTACGACTGCCGTATCCCGGCCTCAGACCCCTAACCATTGGAAAGGATTCGTTCGATGAGGAAAATGTTCAGCAGGTATTTTCAGACCTCGGCTTCGATTCCTTCGGAGCTGGCGAGCAGCGGTGCCGCTGGGATCAGTTCTGTCGAGGAGGACCGGTGCGCGGGTGAGTTCGACAGCGACAGGTGCCCGCGCCACCCGAGGAACGACGGGGAATGCCCCCACAGTTGGATCTGCGATAAGTTGAAGGAGTGGGAGAACAAAAACAAGGTGTCGGAAATGGAAATGAACGACCGCGTCAAGCACGGAGAAAGTGCCATCAATGGAAAGAAAAATAATTAGGTCAGGGCAGGAAAGTACAGAACCATCTGTCTGTAATGGTAAAATGATATATTGCGCTTGTGACAACGGAGTAAGCGGAAGTTTTGCGTGGGTGAATGCGACAGGTTCCGAATCCGGCGTTGTATCCACCCCCACGTTTGTTGAGCAGGATTTTCAAAAGGACAAGAAGAACGTGACTCGTGTGGATGTGCTCAAGTTAATTTTTTGGTTCAACGAACTACCAAAGGGAAATGTCCGTATAGTCTTGGAACGTCCCTTCGTGAACCCCATGATGTTCAATGCCACCCTGAGCGCCATCCGCGCATGGGAGGCGACGCTGATTGCTTTACAGAAATTCAACTTCCCCCGGCAGGTGATTGACAGTAAACGATGGCAAAAGGAGATGCTCCCAGCTGGATGCAAAGGCAAGGAACTGAAAGCGACCAGTGTTCAGATGGGTTGCCGATTATTTCCCGACCATGCCGATTGGATAAAAGACCAAGGAGACGCCGACGCGTTACTAATCGCAGAATTTTCCCGCCGCAACAGGCTTTAATAAAAAACTAACGGAACAGCATAATAAAGTGTCATGATAAAATCCATTCGCGGTCAAAACTATCAATCACACCGAGACACTACGATCGAGTTAAGTTCCGGTGTAAACTATTTTGTCGGACAGTCCGACAGTGGGAAGTCCAGTATCTTCCGCATGTTGAAATGGCTGGCCACCAACCGCCCGCTCGGGGACGGGTTCGTGTCGTGGGGGAGCAAAGGGGAAACGGCGGTAGAGGTTCTGCTGGATGACGGCGTCAGCATAATGCATGAACCAGGTTCCTACTCCTTGATAAAAGGGAAGGACAGACAGGACTGGTCCGCCATCGGCACCGGCGTCCCCGAGACCGTCACGCAGGCGCTCAGCATCAGTGAGTTGTCCTGGGCCTCCCAAATGGACGCTCCGTTCCTCCTGTCGGCCAGCCCCGGCGAGGTGGCCCGCACGTTGAACGAGGTGGCCGATCTGGACAAGATCGACTCCACGCTGGTGAATATCAACCGGATGGCGCGGGACAACCGCTCCCAACTGACCGAGACTGCCAGCCGGAAGCAGCAGCTGGAGATCGAACTGTCCCAGTACCGAGGGCTGGACGGGCAGTTGAAAATGATCGCGTCCCTGAAGGAGATGGAGCGGAAGGAAACAGCGCTCACAGAACTTGTCATATCAGGAATAGGCCTGCTCACTCATATAAAGGAAGTGAATGATAAACTGCCCGCGTATGACGATGTAGAAAAGCAGATCGCTCACATTCAACAATTACAGCGATTGATGATCGAGGCAACAGCAACAGAAAATAAAATAGGATTGGGACAAAAAAAATTGGACGAAGTCAAGGGATTGCGTACTCGATTGTCAAAGGTTAGGGACACCACCGATGCCGAGGCAGAACTGGACCTGTTGCTGGACATGGTCGGGCAGCTTAAGGGAGTGGATGATACTATCGACAGGATGGTCCGACAGACCTCGGCCATTAACGATTTGCAACTGGGTCTTAATATGGCTGTAGGGGATTTGAAACGGCTACAGGAAGAATGGGGTAGTTCATTCCCTGACGTTTGCCCGCTGTGCGGGAGGACAGATTAAAATGACATTTTGTTTTGAAATGGATTCACGCGTTAATTTGATTCCTGGAGTTTATCATGGGAATGTTATGTGGAGGATCTGTTGGCTTTGGTTTGCTATAGCGATTATCTGGGAACCCTTTGAAAAATTCGCTTGCAACGAACACGATTGGCATTACAAATGAAAAGAACTATCAACAGAACTGTGTCTAAGTTTCGACTGATACTCTCCGCTGACTGGCATCTGCGGGACGACACACCCCGGTGCAGGGAGCGGGACGAGTACCTGGCGGCGCAGGAACGCAAGCTAAAGTTCATCCACGACCTGTGCGAGGAGAATGGCGCTGCGTTTTTGGTGGCTGGCGATTTGTTCGACAACTGGAAACCGTCACCATGGCTGATCAGCCTCGCCCTCCGGTACATTCCACCCGGCACGGTGGTGGTTGCCGGGCAACACGACATCCCCGGCCATAACCTCTCGGAGATCGGCAAGACAGGCCTACAGACTCTCGCGGAGGCGGGGGTAGCCATTATACTGTCAGGGGGATTACGACGCGTCCTGGGGCATTCTAACACGTGTCTTGGGGCTGTTTACGGGTACTCCTACGGGGAACAGGCCCAAAACCCGCCGAAAGGGGACGAAGGGGTGAAAATCCTGATGTGGCACCGGTTGACTTGCCTCAAGGCCCAGCCGTGGCCCGGAGCCGACGCAGAAACGTCTCATGCTATACAAAAAGACTTTTCCGACTACAGCATCATTCTTGTCGGAGACAACCACCAACAGTTTTCTGTGAAGGATGGGGAAGGGAAGTGGATTGTCAATCCCGGAAGCCTCTGTCGTATGACCAGCGACCAGGCCGACTTTGAACCTGCCGTGTTCGGGTGGAGCGAGGACGAGACGATCACGCGAATCCCCCTGCCCATCGAGAAGGGGGTGGTGAAGATTACCAAGTCGAACGGTAAGGCGAAGGAAAGCCGGGATGCCCGTATGGAAGCCTACATCAAACGGGCCGGACGACAACTGGAGGATCGGCTCTCATTCATAGCCAATCTTAAGCAACACTTCAAAACGAACAAGGAAACCAAGGGAGTAGAAACCATCGTATGGAAGGCATGTGAAACCAATGAAAAATGAATCAACAGTGAACGAACTCCTCGCGCTACAGAAGAAAATCGAGGATGCAAAATCGGAAAAGTCTCGCATCGAAGGTGAACTGACCTCCCTCCTCAAGCGGCTGAAGGAGGAGTTTGGGTCGGACGACGTGACCCAGGTGGAGAAGAAGGTCGAGGCCATGAAGCAGCAGGCAGCGCGTCTCAGGAAACAGGTGGAAGATGGGCTTGTGGTACTCAGGAAGGAGATGGAAGGGTGATGTTGTTTTTCTTAATGTTTTTTATAGGGGTAGTGACAGCAGTCGGACTGGTATATTTTATCAGGAGTATGTTATGAATGAACTCGACTCCATCCATACCACCCTTCAGCGTAAGGCCGGTCGTCGGGACCAGTTGCAGACGCAGGTGGTTGAAGCGACCTTGCAACTGACTATCCTGTCCCAGGAACAGGAGGACATCGCCCGCTCCCTGGAGATCATCCAGCAGGTAGCCAAACTTACCCAACAACAGCTCGAGATTCACATCAGCGAACTTGTTTCCCTCGCGCTGGAGGCCGTGTTCCCCAACCCATACAAGATGGTGCTCAAGTTTGAGACCCGACGCAACCGCTCCGAGGCTGACCTGCTGCTCCAGGACGAGAACGGCAATCTGCTCAGCCCGATGGACAGCGTGGGCGGGGGCGTCGTGGATGTGGCAGCGTTTGCGTTGCGAATTGCCCTATGGAGCCTAAAGCGACCACGTCCCCGAACGGTAATGATAATGGACGAGCCGTTCCGTTTCTTATCCGCCGACTTACAGGACAGGGCTGGAAGGATGATCAAAGAGATCAGTGTCAAGTTAGGGATTCAGTTCATTATTGTGACGCATGAAGAAAATCTGCTAGAAACAGCAGACAAGGTTTTCAAGGTTTTTATAAAAGATGGGATATCCAGTATAATAGATTGAGATGACCCGCGCCTCGGCGAGGGACGCAAGCAACAACAGGAAAGGATAACGCATCATGTGTAAAGCAGCCTCATTCGTAATGACCAAGGACCGCATCTATTGGTCAAAAACATCAGACTCGCACGAGGATATAATCAGCGAGTACAAACTGAACGCCGATGGCTTAGGCGGTCCAAACATCGCACGCGTTGAAGTCGCGCCACCGAAAGGCAATCTATCTCTGCCGCTGAAACAATGGGTGTACAAACTCGACCAAACCGACGTGCCGAAATGGTACGAGGCCAAAACTGCCGAGCGCGAGTGCCGCGCCGAATTGAAGGCGTGGAAGAAACAGAAACTCACGGGATGGAAAGTCAAAGAAGCGTTCAATCCTGTCAATCCGCTGTTGCTGAAATTGCGGTGCATTGAAAACGAAAAACTAAAATTGCATGTTGCGGAATGGGCTTCCGTGAGGGATTCCGTGGGGGCTTCCGTGAGGGCTTCCGTGAGGGATTCCGTGGGGGCTTCCGTGAGGGATTCCGTGGGGGATTCCGTGAGGGCTTCCGTGGGGGATTCCGTGGGGGATTCCGTGTGGGATTCCGTGGGGGCTTCCGTGGGGGCTTCCGTGAGGGCTTCCGTGTGGGCTTCCGTGAGGGCTTCCGTGAGGGCTTCCGTGGGGGCTTCCGTGTGGGCTTCCGTGGGGGATTCCGTGAGGGCTTCCGTGTGGGCTTCCGTGGGGGATTCCGTGTGGGCTTCCGTGTGGGCTTCCGTGGGGGCCTACTGCGGCGGTTTATTTCCAAACATTAAGACATGGAAATACGCCGAGAAACTTGGTCCCGATCCGTGGAGGCCGTTGCTAACGCTGTGGTACGCGGGGTATGTCCCGTCGTTTGACGGCAAGACATGGAGGTTGCACGCCGGGAAAGACGCGAAGGTTGTGGCGCAGTGGACGAAAGAAGAGCTCTAAACGGCGAGGGGCCCGATCACACCACACGGAGGGGCGCGATGAAAAAGAGCAATAGAGCGGACGAGTACAAAGGAACGCCAGATACCACGTATCTCGATATGGTTTTTCTTGAGCTATCGCAATTCACCAAAGCAATAACTGGAAAGGAAATCCATCTCGCCGTAGACCGCGACAACTGGAAGGACCGCGCGCTGGCGTACAGGGACATAATCAAACGAGCGAAAGCAGCGAATAACCCTTTTGGGTGTGCTTATGTGGAAATTATTCTCGACGAGGCCGACAAAATCAAGGAGCCCAAATGAGCAAACCTTTGACGACGGAGCAGATTTTCCGCAAGTGTTTTGGCCCAAGTCCATTGCGAGTGTTGGACTATAACGAGATAGAACACCGTCTTATTGCCCGCGCCGCCCGCCGTTTCTGTCGCATGGAAAGAAAACAGATTATCAATAGAATGTTAAAAGCCTCTGGCAAAATTACAAGGGACGAAGTAACCGCGTGTCGTAAAACCACAGGAAAGGGAACATGAAACAATACCTAAACATTAAAATGAAGGTTAGTTGCCTTTGTGGGGATGAATACGAGATAGAATCGGGTTCGCTCGTACTAGACAATGCCGTCGAAAGATTGCGCGAGTT